CCCAAATTTAATGTTTTATTATTTAATGAAATGCTTGCATACCATTTTTTTGTTTTTTGAATATAACTCACGCCTTTAAAGCCTGATTTGTTATGTGATGCAATTTGAGCATTAAAGTTATTTTCTTGAGCAGTAGCATCCCTTAAATTTTTAAGTGAATTGTCAACAGTGTTATGGTTTGCATGGTCAACAACTTTAGGCATATATCCATAAACATATAACCAAGCCAATCTATGCGCCAAATATTTCTTTCCATTAACATTTATATATAAATATCCAATAGAAGAATAACTGCCAGCAATATCGCCAACTTTAATTCTATTTGAATTGCTTTTTAAGCGTGTAAAAATACCAGTTTCAGCATCATAATGCAGTTGTGCTTTTAATTCGCTTTGAGTAATCATTCAGTTACCCCATTCTTCATATCCCAAATGCGCTGTTTAATCTTTTGCGGTATTGGATGGTTGCCGCTTTCCCATTTGGCAACACAATCCCTTGTTCTATCAACCAACAACGCCAATTGCGTTTGGGTCAATTCTAATTGCTTGCGTAACTTCTTTAATTCTTCACCTGTCATGTTTTATTACTCCTTTGTATAAGATTATATATTACATTGTATAAACAATGTTTATATCTTACTTAACCATTGGTCATAAATTCTTGATGCAATTTGAGCAGTCATAATTGGTGGCACACTCATGCCAATTAAATATTCAACTTTATTGCCTACAAAATTATAATCTTGTGGATATGAACCAATACATTTAGCTTCAAAATCTGATGTATATCTAGGTTCATCAAATAAACAATAACAATCTTTTTTTGTAGTTAATGTTCCGCAAACATTATTTTCATATAAAAAGTTTGTGCCAAAACCAGTGTTAGGTTTATCTCTTTCTCTACCATTTATATTGGCAAAAGAATCGTCACCATCAAGTTTTTTATCCCATAATGATTTATAAAAATCACTTATAGGATATTCATTATTGTTATTTTCTTTAAATTCCTTAAATATTATTTTAGGTTCATTAAATTCAAGATTAATTTTTGGTGCTACATGAAACATATCAAATTGTTCTAAAAATGGATTTGCAATATCTTTTCTAATTGCTAAAAAGAAAACTCTTTCACGCTTTTGTGGCACACCCATATCTGAAGCATTTAATAGCCAATGCCTAACATAATATCCAGCAGCTTCAAATTCCTCATATATTTTTAAAACATAAGATTTTGCTTCACCTAACAACAAACCTTTAACATTTTCAGCAACAACAACTTTAGGTTGAAGTTTTTTTGCCAATTCAATAAAGTCAAAAAATAATGTATCAAGAATCTGATCCGCTTGCCCTTCTCTAAATTTCTTTTCTTTTCCCCAATCATTATCCCGGTTGCCAGCCATTGAAAAACTTGAACAAGGTGGTGAACCATCAAGAATATCTAAATTAAACAATTCTTCTGGCAAATCATCACGCAATTTAAAAGTTTGTATTGGCTCTAAAAATGAATATTTAGGATTGTGATTTTCTTTATAGGCAGCCATCATTTTTGGGTCAATTTCATTGCATCCAAGAACATCAAATCCAGCTAATTTATAACCCATTGTTGAACCGCCACCACAAGCAAAACAACTAAATACCTTTCCTTTGTCTTTAGTAAAGTTTGCATCTGCCAAATTCCATTGATAATTAAATTTATGATTCATGTCTTATCCTTTTATCCCAACCCAACTGCTTCATCATTGCGTGCAGTCTTTCTTGGTTTCGCTGTTTGTCTTCATCGCTAATCTTGCGACCAATCATTGTTGGTATATGACGGGCTTCCTGCGATTTACATAATTCAAGAATGTCTGCTGGCGTTGGCATACGCTTGTTGGCATCAACCCATGTGTCAAATGCTTTGCTTACAATGTGAAATTCAAAGCGTTGTAGTTTGTGCCACCAAATACGCAGTAACTCAATGTCTAAATCAGGTTTATTAAACAATTGGGTCAATGCTTTCATCATGGCTTTAAATTGTGCTTTTTCAGAATCAACCATTACCATAACTCCTCAACTGGCGGTTCATCTTTCCAACGACCCTGATTAAGATATGTGGCTGGGTTTGGTATGTATTGCCCACCATTCTTTTGCCATTGTTCTGATTGCCGTTGCCATTGAAGCGCATTTAACACTTCGGTTATATTTGGCTTCAACTTATTCCAAGATTTTTTAGCGGCATCTGTGCCTGACTTCTTGGGATACGCTTTCCAAAACAAATTAAAATCATCATCAACAACAAGTGCGATTTCGCACGATGGTTTTTTATTGGTTGTTGGTTTATGGTTATTGTTTAATGGTTTATGGTTATTGTTTGGTTGAACATCCGTTGAACAGTCGTTGAAAGATTGTTTAATATTATCCTTTCTTTTTGCCGCACTAGCTTTCCCAGCAATAGAAGCCTTTTCAATCTTTTCTTTATATTCCTGAATTTCTGCTATTGCACGAACATTAACCCAGCCATCTTCTGTTTTGTTAAAAAACTCATTTAACACTTGTTCAAC